TCAGAAGCATTTGCTAACGCTATTGAACGAGCGCAATCTCGTTTGCCTTATGACGAGCGAAACCTTAGAATAGGCGCAAGCGGTTTAGCAGGTCAAGGCTTATCTGCATTGCAATCACGCACATCATATTCAGGAGAAAAATAATGGCTTTTAATGGCTCTGGGACATATAACCTGCCCGCTGGCAACCCCGTTGTTACCGGCACAACGATTTCATCATCAACAACTAACACAACCAACAGTGACATTGCAACGGCGTTGACAAACTGTATCACTCGTGACGGTCAGTCTACGCCTTCGGCTAACTTGCCAATGAACGCTAAAAAACTCACAGGTCTTGCCGCTGGCACGTCTGCGGGGGACAGTGTACGCTATGAGCAGGTGGTGCTTACTGGTGGAGCGTTAGGGACGCCTACAAGCGGTACGTTAACAAATTGTACGGCTGACGGAACAAACGCGGTTGGATATAAAAACATCCCTAAATCTGGTAGTGATAAGGTAACTTCATATCCTTTGGTAACAACAGACGTTGGTAAATATATTAGTGTTGGTTCTAGCGGCTCTATTACGGTGCCAGATGCTACATTTGCTGCTGGTGATGCAGTGTCTATTTTTAATAATACTTCTGGCAATATTACGCTGACGATGAGTATTACAACAGCTTATATTAGCGGTGTGGATTATGATGTAAGCACTATTACGTTAGCCCCTCGCGGCGTGGCTACAATCTTATTTTTGAGTGGAACGGTATGCGTAGTATCTGGGAATGTATCATGACGGGCATTATGCAAATGGTATTGGCTGGTAAAAAACCTAACCAGTATAATTGGCCTGTCGCTAATGTTGGCGATGCTTATGGTGGAGGGTATTTTGGCGGTCAAATAAATATTAGTGGTACTAAATATAATTTGATTGTCGCACCAAAGTCCACAGGTGAATCATCTATCGAAATAGTTTGGGGGCCTTACACAACTACAAGTGTAACTAGCGTAATCAATGGCCCGGCTAATACAACGACTTTAGCCGCGTTAGGTTCTACCTATGAAGCCGCAACATTCTGCAATAACTTAAATAGTGGAGGAGGGCTTAATGGTCGTACGGATTGGTACTTACCCGCTAAAAATGAGCTTGAAGTTCTTATGTATTACTTTAAGCCCACAAATACAGACCCAAATAACACATCATCAGGTTCAAACGCTAATGCTGTTTTACCAGAACCTATTAGTACAAACTACACTACTGCTTTACCACCACAAACAATAGCGTCAGCATTTGTGGTTGGTGGCGCTGAAGCATTTAGCGCTCAATATTATTGGAGTAGTACAGAAACTAACAGCGTGAGTGCCGTCTCTCAAAACATAAATAATTTAAATCAGTTATCTCAACTAAAAGATTCAACGCACGGTGTTCGCGCTATTCGCAGAGTTTTAGCTTAACTAGGAAATTATAATGGAACATTTTATCTCTTTATTATTCCTTGCACGGGATGTTGCGCACCGTGAGCATTTGCGGACGCGTAGCTTTGCCGCGCACATAGCGCTTAACGACTTTTATCATGAGATTATCGAGCAAGCGGACGGCATTACAGAGGCGTATCAGGGCAGCTATCAACTCCTTAAAGACCTTGAGATTATCGGCAGTAAAAATGTCGATAATATTGAAGACTTCTTAAAGAAACAAGTGACGTGGATTGATGAAAACCGCTATAAAGTCTGCGGTAAAGATGACACGCCAATTCAAAACTTGATTGATGGTATTATGGAAACCTATTTTACCGTTCTTTATAAACTTAGATTCTTGAAGTGAGGTCGAGATGCCCGACGAAGCCTGCCGTTTAGCTAAAGTAGAACAGCGCATTGATGCGCTAGAAGAAGTGTTTGAAGACAGAGGGAAAAAGCTAGATGCTATCATAGCCGCGCTTGACGAAATGAAAACCGAGCAAACGCGCTATAAAGGTTTTATTGGCGGTATCGTTTTTACCGTTGGCGCATTGTTTTCGTTTATTGCTTGGTGGACAAGTAAGTAATGGAGTTCTTACAGTTTGCCTCGGACGTAGGGTTTCCTATCGCGGCGGCGACTGGCGGAATGTATTTTGTCTACCTGACGCAGAAATTCTTGCTCGATAGTGTGCTTGAGAAGATTAAAAGCCTAATAGGCATCATCAAGCAACTTGATAAGCGCGTTACCGCTATGTCATGTGACATCACCAAAATTGATGATTTGGCGTCAACGGCGCTTAACATACCGCAAGAAAAAGACAGACCAAGACCACCTCCTGTTGAGAGGAAAGATTAATGGACGCCGATGCAATCGCTAAATATATTAACCAGTATGGATTCCCAATTATTGCCGCTGGCGGCATGGGTTATATTGTCTACTTTGTATGGCTTTGGGCAACCACCGTCGTAAAGCCTATCCTGCAAGAAGCCACCGACGCGCTAATTGAGCTAATCGACCAAGTGCGGGTGCTGGATAATGACATGATAAGACTGACGCAAAAACTGACCACTATTCTATTGCTACGGGAAAAGAAATGAAGATAGGTGAAAAAGGGTTAGCCCTAATTAAAGAATTTGAAGGCTGTAAGCTATTGTCATATAAATGCCCTGCGGGCGTGTGGACGATTGGCATAGGTTCAACTCGCTACGCTGATGGAACACCTGTGAAAGTCAATCAGGCACTACCAACCGAAGCAGCGGCTTTGCATTTGCTTGCGCAAACGCTTGCCCCATACGAACACGCTGTAAACGCGGTTAAGGTCGAGCTAACGCAAAATGAGTTTGATGCGCTGGTATGCTTTTGCTATAACATTGGCACGGGCAACTTTGTTTCGTCAACGCTTGTTAAGATGCTAAAAGCCGACGAACCTAAGTCTGAAATAGCGGCGCAGTTTCTGCGCTGGAACAAGGCTGGCGGTAAAGTATTAGCCGGTCTTACTCGACGCAGAAATGCAGAAGCGGAGTTGTTTTTAAGCGAGTAAATCATCACGTTCACGAGTTGCGCGAAGGATGCAATAGCGCTGATGCAATCGCACTAAGATAGAGCGTCTACGTTTACCGTGACGCTCTGACTCAATCATCACCTGTAATTCACCTTCTGTGTAAGTATTCAAATTAAAGAAGATGTCGCGCCATGTTAAGTTGTTCATTTTAATTCCTCTAAGGCAATATCTGAAATTGCACGTTTGTCATGTAGACTTGCAAATATGCGCTCGTCTACGGTTTTGTCTGTTAGCAGTACATAGCAATATACGGCGTTCTTTTGTCCACTACGGTGCAACCGCCCAATGGTCTGCTCATATCTATCAAGTGACCAAGGAAGCGACAGGAACACCATTTTACTGCCGCCAAATTGAAGGTTTAGCCCATGCCCTGCTGACTTAGGGTGGACGAGTAGCAATTCTACTCGCCCTGCGTTCCACGACGAGATGACGCCTTGCTGGTCAATTGTCCGCGCATTAGGGTATCTGCGTTTAAGTTCTTCAAGCTCTGCTTGAAAGTTGTACACAATAATCGTATTGGCGTGTTGGTTCTCCTCAAGTATTTCGTCTAGTCGGTCAAACTTGTGGCGCGAAAACCATGCGGCGGGTTGCCCTTCAATATACGAAAACCCGCTGGCCATTTGTTGCAGTTTGTTCACCACCACAGCGGCGTTAACTGCTATGATTTCCTTATCGTCGTAATACACCACAAAGTCTTTCTTCATCTCTTTGTACTGCTTCATGTCCATCGCGCATTTGACTGGCACAACGTTAAGCGGAGGCAAAGTATCCATATACTCTTGCGTGTCGATAAGATACGTTGCAGGCTTAATTTCTGCCATTACATCACGCAGTGAAGTGGACTTGGCTACCCACTCACCAAAGTCTTTGTTGAGCAGTACAAAATACTTTTGAAGAAACGCTGTTTTGGACTTTCCAAGAAGCGACGCGTCTACTATCTTGCATTGCCCAAACACGTCCTCAAGTCCGTTGCTGGTAAACGAGCCGGTAAGCCCCCATTTAACTTTAAAGTCTTTAATTAACCCAAATAGCGCTTTAAAGCGTTTGCCTGATGGGTTCTTTAGCACCGTCAACTCGTCAAACACGATACCGTCAAAGCCTACCAGTGGCGGCGTTGTTTGCAGTGTAT